ATGTTGCAGGTCTTGATCTTCGTGTATCTCGTTACATGAAGGGTTCTGGTGGAGTAGGAACAGCAGATTATTCAATGGCTGTTATTAACCCAGATGCTTACACATGGTACGAGGGTGCTCGTCAGCAGCTTCGCACCAATGTTAACTCAGACGGAACAGTAGACATTCTGCTATTCGGTCAGGGAGCACTTGCTACAAAGCTTGCAGCAGGCGCAAACTGGTTCAACCTAACCTGATAACTAGGTAATTAAGTCGCTCTGGGGAGTAGTAGCCCTCTACTCCCCAGAGTCTTTAGAAAGGACATCATGGCACTTACAACAGTCACAGAGCTCCGAAGCACTCTTGGAGTCGGTACTTTGTACACCGATGCCGTCCTCCAGGAAGTATGCGATGCTTCAGATGCAGTTTTACTTCCAATGTTATGGGCACCAAAATGGTTTACAGTTGCACATGAAAACACAGTAGGTTCAGGCACTTTATATTTTAATGACAATGTGCTCGAGACATTTTATGTAGGTCAAAGCGTAACGATTGCTAACTCAGGCAGTTTATATAACGGCACTAAAACAATTACCGCCGTTAATGGTTTTTCAATAAGCGTGAACACTACTCACGCGACTGCTCAGGGTTATCATCCGATTTATCCTTACGGATCTGTATCAATTACAAATTACACAGACTGGACAACAGACACAGCAGTCCAGCAAGCAGCTCTTATGATATCTGTTGAAATCTGGCAAGCGCGTACAGCCACACTCTCAGGCAGTAACGCAGTCGATTTCCAGCCAAGCCCTTACCGAATGAGCGCACAGCTTCTCGCTAAGGTGCGAGGATTGATCGCTCACGCACTTGATCCGCGTTCGATGGTGGGCTGATGCCTGTTGCCGTCACTACCCTTCGCACCACATTAGCCACCGCCCTAGTCGATAACGCTAAGTGGCAGACCTTTGCCTTTCCACCAGCAACAGTCTTGGCTAACTCTGTGATTGTGTCTCCAGATGATCCTTATCTGACACCAACAAATAATCAACACATTGGCATTAGTCCAATGGCTAACTTTAAGATCATTATGACTGTGCCTCTGTTCGACAATGAAGGCAACCTTAACGGCATTGAGGACACAGTCTGTGGCGTGTTCGCTAAGCTTGCTGCATCATCTTTGACCTATAATGTAAGCGCAATAAGCGCACCAAGTATTCTCAATGCTGCAAGCGGTGAATTGCTCAGCTGCGAGATGTCCGTATCAATCCTAACGAGTTGGAGTTAAGCATGTCCGATTGGGAAAAAGAGAATGAAGCCTTTCTGATCAAGATCGGACAGGTTGTACCAACACCATCAAAGCCAGTAACTACGAAGAAGGACGAGGAATAATCTCATGGCTGTATTTCTAAATAACAATGTAGGTGTGAAGATTAACTCAGTCGATCTTTCAGACCATGTCACAGCAGTAACAATCAACCGCGTATTCGATGAGCTAGAAGTTACCGCAATGGGTGACTCAGCACACAAGTTCGTTAAGGGTCTAGAGTCATCTACTGTGACAATCGACTTCCTCAACGACACAGCTTCAGCCAATGTATTGGCAACACTACAGGCTGCATGGGGAACAACAGTCACAGCTGTATTCCTACAGACAAAGGGAACAATAGTTTCAGCGACTAACCCTCTATACACTGTCTCATTGCTAGTCAATAACACAACAGACATCAATGGTGCTGTTGGCGATATCGGCACACAGAGCATCACATTTACTGCTAACTCAACAGTTGCAGTAGCCACAACAGGTACATTCTAAACAAACTATAAAGGGGCAAACTCATGGCAAAACTAAAGATAGTTCGTACAGATGGAAGCGTGTTAGAAGGCGAGATAACTCCAGCCGTGGAGTACTCGTTCGAGCAATACGCGAAAAAGGGCTTCCACAAGGCGTTCCGCGATGAAGAAAAGCAGAGCGATGTCTACTGGTTAGCATGGGAAGTAACACGCAGATCAGGTGAGTCTGTAAAGCCTTTCGGGATTGACTTCATCGAGACACTTAAAAGTGTTGAGGTGCTTGACTCAGACCCTTTAGCTTAAAGCGCGATCTACCTTTCACCTACCTAATCGCTAGGCTAAGCATTAGGTTAGGGATCGCGCCCCAGCAGTTATTAGATCTAGACAAGACAATGCTCGATGCACTTGTGCAGGGCCTTAAAGATGAAGCGAAAGAGGTGAGCGATGCCCACAGAGGTAGTAGGCGCAATCGATCTTCGTAAAGCTTTAAGAAATTATGCTCCAGATCTAGCAAAAGAATTAACTAAAGAGTTAGGCTACATTCTCAAGCCTGTCGTTGAAGAAGCTCGATCTTATGTTCCTTTGTCCACTCCTATGTCAGGATGGGGTAAGCCAGAGACATCGAGGGGTGCTCGCTTTCCTAAGTATGATGCAGCTGAAATTCGTAGAGGAATTATTTACAAGACAACGCCATCAAAGCCCAATAAGGCTGGCTTTGTTAATGCCATTCGCATCCAGAATAAATCTATGCAAGGCGCGATTTATGAAACTGCTGGTCGCAAAAATGGTCAAGGTCAGGACTGGGTTGGGCCTAAAGCAGGTGGCGCATCTAAGGGTGTGTCCAGATCAAATAACCCTTACGCAGGCAATCAATTTATTTCTAACTTAGGGCAACTCTATGGCGAGAAGCGTGGCGGAGATCATCGCATGATGGGTCGTTTAATCTTTAGAGCATGGGCTAAGACTCAAGGCCGAGCCAATGCAGCAGTCTTTAAGGCTATTGAAAACACCACGGCTAAGTTCAACCAAAGAACGGCCTTAGTAGATGTACGGAGAGCCGCATGAGTAATGTAGCCATCAATATCGCGGCAGAGTTCAAGGGGAAAAAAGCCTTTAAGGAAGCTGAGACAGCAACAGACAAACTAACCAAAAATGTCAAAGGTCTCGCCAAAGGCTTGCTTGCAGTCTATAGCGCACAGAAAATTCTTTCCTATGGTAAGGCATCTGTTAAGGCTTTCGCAGAAGATGACAAGGCAGCCAAGGCATTAGGCACTACTCTCAAGAATCTAGGTCTAGCTTACGGCTCAAACATTGGCACAGTTAATGGGTTTATCTCTCGCCTTGAAATGCAGACAGGCGTGCTGGATGATGAGTTGCGCCCTGCTATGGATCGCTTATTGCGTGCCACAGGCGATGTTACTAAGTCTCAGGAATTGCTCGCACTTGCTCTGGACATTTCCGCTGGTACTGGCAAATCAGTCACTCAAGTTTCACAGAGCCTTCAGAAGGCATACCTTGGACAGACTCAGGCACTTGGTCGATTAGGTGTTGGACTATCAAAGGCAGAGCTTACATCCTCATCATTCGAGGAAATACAGGCACGCCTAGCAACACTCTTTGCAGGTCAGGCAACAGCGGCAGCTGATACTTACGCAGGTTCACTTGCTAAATTAACTGTTGCTGGAAACAACGCCAAAGAGACTATTGGCAAGGGTCTAGTCGATGCATTAGTCACAGCATCTAACTCTACCTCTACAGATGATCTGATTAAGAAGATCGACAGAGTTGCACAGTCAATTGCTAACTTCACTCGAGAAGCGGGTGAGTTTATCAAGATCACTAAGTCAATCTTTGATTTCAAGCTATTCGCTCCATCTGGCGGATTGTTCGGTGATGGCAAGGGATTCGGCAACATTTCGATGACTGTATCCTCACAGGATACTCAGCGTGCAGATGCAATTGCCAAGAAGAACGCAACAGCCTTGGCTAAACTTACAGGCGTTCAAGCGACTAACCAAGCAAAGATTCTAAAAGATAAGCGATTAGCAGCAGCAATTGATAAGGCTAACCTTGCTCTCAATAAGGGCGAAGAAGTCTTTGACATGGACAAAATCCAGATTGCCGCAGCTCTTACCTCACAGGCCGAGCAATTAGGCAAGGCAACATCTAGCGCACAGTTATTGCAGATCGCTAACGATACTGCTCGGCTGAATGTCAAGAAGTCTATTCTTGCTTTAGAAGATGCTATTGCTGCTAAGGATGAAGCAGCCATTACAGCGGCAACCAATAAACTCAATGCAGACCTTAAAATACTTGGTGCGCTATCTGGGCAGAATGTAAAGCTTCAGGACATTAAGTCCATTCTTGATAGCCTCAAGCCAAAGGATCTAATCAATCTGGCTAACCTAGATGCCGCTATTGCCAAGATGATGGAATTGCTACGCCTTCAGGGTACTAAGCCATCAGGCACGACAGGCGGCACATCTACTTCAACAGGCTCT